GTTTTGGAGTTGGGGTGGCGGGATCAACAGGTCCGGCTCGTCCGTGTTCGCGTATGACATCGCGCACATCATCAGCATTAGGCAGGCTATCCACAATCTCCCCGGGGGTCTTGCCTTCCAGCTCATCGGCCTTCTCCTTGCGGGCAGCGTCTCCCGCGGCCTTGGCGTCCTGCGTGCGGCGCCAGGTCAACAGCGTCCAGATGGCCATGCCCAGGAACCAGAGGATCCCCGCGATCACGGCCCACGATTTTAGCAGGAACTTTTTCATAAGCCCTCCTGGAGCCGGTGCGCCACGGCCAGCAGCACGGAGGCCGTAAAGAGCAGCGCCCGGCTGGCCAGCGCCCGCAGGCGCAGGTAGGCGGTGCGCAGGTGGTAGTCTACTGGGAGCATAGCCTTTTCCCCTCCTCGGCCAGGGCCTTCACGCGCTCTGGCTGCTCCTGGAGCAGCAGCCGATAGCGGATGCGGGCGGTGGTCTCGTGACAGCCGATCTTGCGCGCGACCTGGCCCTTTTCCTTCCATGGCCAGAATAGCATCAGCAGCTCATCCTCCTGCGGCGTCCACGTGCGGCCCCGCTGGCCGATCTTGGTATCGTGCAGGGCTCGGAACTCGGCGAGCAGCGCCGGGTCGATGGTTATTTCTCGCGATCGGCTGAGGTGTTTTCTTTGATCTGCGGGCACGTATACTCCCTTGAGATAGCCAGTTTCAGCGGCATGATTTGCGGGCGCACGTAGATTTCGCCGCGGCTGTCGATCTCGATAAGCACATTCCCCACGTCGTAATACTGCGTGCGTAGGGTCCATGGATACGGAGATCCCCAGCCATTCGGGGGCGTTGGGTATTTCCAGCACGGGCAGGATAGGGCCCGCCCGCGCGCGTTGCGAACCTCGAAGTAATAGTGCACATGATGGGAAAGGCGCACATCCGCCGCCCGGTACTCCTCCATGACCGCCTGGAGCTGGTCGCGGACCCACTCTTTCCATATGGGCGTCCCCTGGCCATAGGGAATGTCCGAGCGGCCAAGCACATGCCGATCCATGATCCGCACACCATGCAGCGGGCCAATGCGCCAGGACTCGCGGATGCCATGGCCTCCCACTTTTTCTGCGACCATTTCTTCTGCCTTGAGGTAGTTGGCAACGTGAAATGGCGTGCCGTAAACGAAATACCGATGATCCGCGCGGACTTCTCGGACAGCTTCCGCCGCAAACTCGGCCTGTTCCTTGAGGTCGGTGGTCAGCAGGCCAAGCGTCTCCTTGCGACCCGGCCCCTCAACCAAGTCTCCGCCGAGCAGGTGAATGTCTACGCGCCCGATCTCCTTGAGCCTTTTTTGACGCCAGGCCCACATGATCTCAGCCAGTTTGCGCTTGCGCTTTGGCCAGTGGTCGGGGTGCGCGAGACCGAGAAGATCCGCGCTGTGATAATCGCCCTCGACCAGGAGGCGTATCATGCTTCCGGCGGCCCCCCGCAGAGCAGGTGCCAGGGGTCCAGGCCCAGCGGGTCGTCGATGAGATTGTGCTGCTCGACGGTCAGGCCCCAAGCCGTAACCGCCCAGCGGTAGTCGGCGAGGTCTGCGGCCGCGTAGTCCGTGACGATGGCATCCGCCGCATCCAGGACGTACACGTGTCCGACCTCCGGCTGCCAGACCGGGGCCTCCGCGACGGCTGCAGGTTCCTCCGGCGGAGGCTCCGGCTCCGGGTAGACATAGATGATCTCCGGGCTACAGGCAGCCAGCGCCAGGAGCAGGAACAGCGCGGCGAACCTCATGCGGGCGGCTCCACGGCCACCAGCTTGCCCTTGACCAGCTGCTGCCCAGCGGGGGGCCAGTCCTCGCCAGCGTATAGCTTCCGGGCTACCGGCTGCGGCGAGGAGCCAAGGCCGGCGGCATCCAGTTCGGCCTGCAGGGCCAGCATCGTGCGGCGCAGCGGGGCGTCGCGGGCGGGGACCTCCTCGTGGATGATCGCGGAGCCGTCCTCGGCGATCAGCGCGACGTGGACGGACTCGGAAACGGGCTCAGAAGCGGGGGTGAAGGATTGCATGATCGTTCCTCCTTCTATGGGATGTAGCGCCCGCCGCCCAGGTACAAATAGACTGGGGCTTGGCGGGGGTCGGTGGTCTTGCCGGTGCGGGGAGTGTCGTTGGTGCCGTCGGTGATGGGGCTGGTCGCCGTGCCACCGACCGCGGTCGCTGCACTGCCCAGCAGCAGGTTGGCACTCCCGGTATAGCCGGCCAGCGGCGTAGCTCCGGCAGCAGGATAATAAATCTGGTGCCAGTGCCCCTGCATCCGGTCTCTCGTCCTCAGGCCCGCCAGCAGCATCCGGTCGGGCGTGTCCCCGGCCTGCGAGGTGGAGCCGACGAGCGCGCGACCGTTGACGCGGCGCACGCGCGCGGTGGTGGCGCTGCCGGCGATGCGGTAGGGGTACACGATGGCGGTGTAGGCACCATCCCCCGGAGGCGCGGCGACCGTGACGGTGCGGGCTCCGGCGTTGACGTTGGTGATGGCGTAGTCGGTGCCGCCGAGATTGAGCGACAGCCAGGAGCCGTAGCCGCCGTGGACCAGCACTTCCTCGGCCAGCGCCGCCAGAAGCCGGTTAGAGGCGCTGTTGTTGGGGAACGTCGCTACTCCGCCCGCCACGTTGACCGCGTGGTCCGTAGTGCCGTCGGAGTACACCTTCTCCGCGCGCAGGGCCGTTACTAGGTCTGGCCAGTTGGCGTTGCTGATGTCGTGGTCGGCGTCGTCGATGCGCAGGAGCGGCTTGGTGACGGCGAGAGTCTGCAGGGCGGCGAACTCCCAGTAGGAGCCGGGCGCGTAAATCAGCGCCGCGATGGCCTTGAGCAGTTGGCCATCATCCCCGCCGTCCAAGGCGATGCCCGCGCCCTCGATGGCGTTGGCGATCTCCTCCTGGTGGTTGTTCTGGTCCTCGGCGATGATCGTGGTGCCGACGGTGACGCCGGGCACCTTGTCGACGAATGCCCCGCCGACACTGTTGGGGGCTGTGGTGCGCTTCATATACTACCTCCCTAACCTGTACTTGCGCATTCTGCGATGCCGACTGTGGCCAGGCCGCACTCGGCGGTTCCGGTATCCGTCAAGATCGTCAGACTGCTACGCGGGGTCAGATGTAGCGGGGCGAAGTGTTGCAGGACCGCGATCACCCGCGCGGCCTCTACGTCGTTGGCGACCTCGCCGGCTACATCGTAGATGAACGGGTTGACCTCGCTACCGACGAGCGTGGAACCACACTCAGCGAGGCCCAGCTCCCCGACCCCGCATTCAGTGGTCGTATCCGTTTCGATGATCTCGCTGATGTCGACCGCCGCCAGCTCCTTGTGCATCTGCGCGTTGAGCTGGTTGAGCGTCACCCCGCCGAATGCGGTCCAGATCGCATCGAGCATCCGCCGCTGGTAGTCGAGGGTCTGCGTGGGGTCGTAGCGCTGGCCCAGCACCGCATGCCACTCCGGGAGCATGTCGGTGGCGGTGAGCGGCAGGCTCTCGGCCAGCGCGGCGCGGAGGAACATGCGCGCGCGCTCCAGGGTGTCGGCGATGCCCTCCATGAGCATCGCCAGGTCGCCGATGATGCGCCATGCGCTCCCCGGAGGATGCAGGCGGTCCAGGACACGACGCATCAGGCCCACGTCAGCGCCCCCAGCGTCACGATCTCATCCTCGTCCAGGGTGTAGGCGGTGGCGGGATTGCCGTCGACGGTCATGTCGATGGCCGATGCCGTGGCCCCGGCGGCATGCACGATGCCCCAGATCGCGGCCACGCTCACGATGTCCGTGGGCGCGGGTTCGTCGATGTACTGCCGTGGGTAGGCCGCGTACAGGTAGGCCTCGATGTCGTTCTCGATGGCGGCCTTGGTGCCGGCGTCATTGGGCAGCAGGTCCGTGATCTGGACGTCCACGTCCAGTTCGGTCATCGCCGCACCCACGACGTTGGCGCACAGCGGCCGGCGCTCCTCCGCGCCCACGTAGTCCTCGACCTCGGTGATCTTGGCCGCATCCGGCACGCGATCCGGGCCGGTGATGGCCTGCAGGGGGTACACGGTCACATAGCCCGCGCCGGTGCGGAACGCGAACGCCTTGACGATGCCGGCGACCTCACGCGCCCACTGTACGTAGTCCGGGGCCGCGCCGCCCTGCGGCTGCTGGGCCATGCGCTCCATGACGCGCGTGCGGTAGTCCTCCAGCGCCTCCTGGTCCTCGCCGCTGGTGACAGTGGAGGCTACGGTAGCCTCGGAGTCAAGGCCCGCGATCGGCGAGGCGATGGCCAGCACGTCCGCGATCTCGCGGTTGCCGGCGTCCCCGGCGGTCAGCGCCCCGATGCTGATGGTGTCCACCCCGCCCACGATCTCACCGGCTGCGGTCTGTGAGTACACCTGCCCATCGGCATGCACCCAGAGCGTGCCAGCAGGGATGATCGTGCCCTCGTCTCCGGTGACATCGGCGGTGAGCTGCGCCTTGACCGCGGCGATGCGGATGATGCCGTAGCGTTCGCCCTGGAGCAGGAGCGCGGCGTCATCCGCGGTCTGGGGGAAAATCTGCCGATAGACCCAGGCTGCCACGCGGTACAGTAGCGCCAGCGCACCGGAGAGCGCGGTAGCCAGCACGCGGATGAACGCCTTGGGCAGCAGGGGAACCGTGGTGCCGATGCGGCCCTCGATGTCGGAGATGATCTGCTGCCGGATCTCGGCGATGGTAGGTATTGTGACCATATCAGGCCCCCATCCGCGCGGCTTGCGCGGCCCAGTTGATCTGATACCGCAACACCTGCGGATCGGTGCCCGGCTGCTCGATGGTGATCTGTAGCGCGAGCCACCCCAGCGCCGGTAGCGTGGCGGCGACCGTGATCTTGGAGGCGACCCCTGAGCGGGTCATCCAGGCCAGGGCTTGCCGCGCGGCCTCCTCGGCATCGAGGCGCGTCTGGTTGGTGAGCGTGCGGCTGAGCATGTCCTCCAGCGTCGAGCCGACCTGCTCATCGAGTGCGGAGGCGAGGTTGCCCCACCAGCCGGGGCCGGAGAACAGCGACAGGTACACGGCGGTCTCAAGGCCCTGGTCCATGTCCGGCTGCCCGTTGATCAGGGTGATGGTCCCGCCGTCGGCGGTCGGGGTCAGGCGCACGTCACCGTCAACTACCACTGTAGAAACTCCTCAAAATATTCCCCGAAGCGGGATTGAATTATTCCTGCGGGAGGTACGGGGGGCGGTGGTGGCTTGCGCAGCCCCTTGGGGCGCGGGGTCGGCTGCTTCCTCATCCCTACCCTCCCGTCTTGACCGTCTGCGTCTCGGCGGCGCTGATGTCCAGGCTCACGGTGCCCGCCGCACCCGCGCCGTTGAGCTTGGTGGCGAAGGCGGCGTTGATCGCCGTCACCATGAGCTGGAGTGCGGTGTCCAACTCGGTGAACGTCACAAGCCGCTTGGTTGCGCCGTTGAGCTTGATCACGCCCGAGGCGTCCAGGTCGATGCGGGCCTTGAGCGTGCCGTTGGCGTCGGTGGAGTAGATCGCGGTCTCCCCCTCGCTGATGTTGATGTTGAGGCTGTAGTTGAGGCCCGAGATCATGACCCCGTAGCGCCGGCCCCGGCCCACCGGGATGAACACGCCATGGAACCCGCGCGGCGGCCGGCCGAATAGCCCCGGAGGATGCGCTACCTCTGTCTCGATAGCTGCCCCGCCCAGGCCCTTGCCGGTGGCGACAACGGCGGTACCGGGGGCCGCGTGCCACTTTTTCAGGGTCGAGGAGATCACCCGCACCAGCTCGGCCATCACTCCCATGGCTCGGCCTCCGGCATCTGCCCCGCGTACAGCTCCGGCAGCACCAGCCGCAGATCCGTGGTCTGACCGCCCTCCTCCAGCTTGAGCGTGCAGCCGGCGATGATGTAGCGGGCCTCGGTGGGCAGCATCGCACCCGGCGCCTTGAGCGTGACCGCCTGGCGCTCGGCCCAGCGCGCGCCATCCGGCCGCCGCCAGCCGGCCAGGGTGCAGGAGACGGCCACCGCCGAGGCATAGCCAGCGGTGCGCGCGCGGCGGGCGGTGGCCGTCAGCCCGGTCTCGGTGGCGGAGTCAGAATCCGCATCGGCGACGGCGGAGAAGCGCGGGCGGTAGATTGGCACCCCAGAGTCCGCAGCTTCGCCGGCCTTGTCAGATGCGCCAGCGAATTGGGTAGCGACTCGGTAGAGACTAAAACGTCGGCTTCCGTCAAAGGATGCCGACACATTGAGTAGCGGCTGCTCGCCCTCCACCAGCGCGGCCACGGCGGCACGCTTGGTGATTGCGGTTGCCGAGGAAATGACCAGCTTGCCGTCATAGGAGCTATTCAACAACAGATTCCGGGGGGCGGCCAGCGAACCCAGGAAATCCGCCGGCGTCTGTCCGTACTCTGGCCGCGCGATCTCGATTGCGGCCCGGCTGTCAGCATCGGCCCGGACCAGTAGCCCGAAGGGCTTGCATGCCTGCTTGGCGATGGTGGATAGGAACAGCGCGCTATACTCAGGCTTGTCGGCGTGAGAGCAATCCACCAGCGCCGCCGTGAGGCTCCTGCCCTCCACCGTGAGCATGCGCTCCCCGGCGCCGACGGAGGCGGATACCTTATCCACGCGCCCGGTGATCAGTAGCTCATCATCCAGGCGCACCTCGACGCGCTCGTAGCCGAAGGGGCGGAATACCTGCCGCAGATCGGAGCGGGCCGGGTCGTAGGGCAGAGACAGCGAGAAGGTATCCGCGACCTGGTCGATGGCCATGCCGATGCTGATGCCAGTCCAGCCGGTGAACTCCTGTCCGCCGGCCCGCAGGGCCACTACATCACGCGGCATAGTAGACGACCTCGCGCCCGCGCGGGATCAGCAGCAGCTCATCCCCGGTGAGGCGGTTGTGGGTGATGAACACATCGAGCGCGGCCTCCAGCTCCTCCACGCTCTCCGGGGCGGCCAACTCGTAGATCAGGTCCAGGGGCGTGCGGTCGGCGTCCAGCACGAGCCGCTGCTCGATGGCCAGGGAGAAGCTGCGCTCCAGCAGCAGGCCTGCGGTCTGCGCCATGAGCGCCTTGAGCGCGGCCAGGATCTCCTCGGGGGACAGGTAGCCGGATGCGGCCTCGGCCTGCTCGATGGCCTCCATCGCTGCGTAGAGGGTATCCTGCGCGAGCTCGGCGGCCTCCACGGCCTCCGCGCGCGTTGCCATGGTCCCGGCGAGCACCGACTCGGAAAAGCCCAGCAGGCAGCCAAGGAACTGCACGATCTGCGTGGCGGCCTCCGCCGGGGAGGCGCCGGCCTCCGGGAGCTGCGCGGACAGCTCGGCCACGACTCCACCGTAAGCGCGCAGCTTGCCGATGATGGACACGGAGGCTTGCGCGGGGGCGCGCATGATCTCCACGGTGTCAGAGGCGATGGTGGCCGGCGAGAACGCGGAGGTCTCGAAGCCCCGTACCAGCTCATCGAAGCGGTCGCGGACCTCCTCAGCGGAGTCGATCACGCCACGGATCTTGTCGGCGAAGCGCGCGATGCCCCCACGGCTGCGGGCCTCGGTGTTGGCGCTGTCCGCGGCATCCGCCGGCTCGATGAGGAAGGCGTCGATGATGGCCTGGTCGGCGGCCTCCGCATCGGCGGCGATGACCGACTCCGCCTGCGCGGCCGTGGAGGGTACGGCCAGCGCGGACACCTGCACGAAATCGATCTCGAAGGTCGCCTGTCGCATGCCCTCGGCGAAGCCCTCGCGCTGGGTGATGCTGATGGGCATGACCGACAGGTCGCCCCAGCGCGGGTGTAGCAGCGTCCCCGGCCCGCCCTCGTGTAGGGCCTCGTAGAAGGCATCGGCGGTCTGGTCGTAGTCCGCGCCCTGGAAGCTCGCCTCGATGGCGAGGTGCGTAGCAGAGCGGCCCTGGTCCTGCACGATCGGGAAGTCCTGCTGCGGCAACTCGTGCACGGGGGCCTTGCGCCCGCTGGCGCGCGAGAGGTCGCGGAACTGGAACTCGAACTCAGCACCCGAGGGCGAGCGGTAGCGGGCTGGGCGCAGGCGGTCCAGGTAGGGCATTACCACAGCCCTCCCTGACCCTGCCCGGTGGCGAAGGCGAAGCCGGTGTTGAGGGTGAAGCCGGGGGCCTGCCCGCGCTGCTTGACGGAGGTGCCGGCAGGGAGGTTGTTGAGGTTCACGTCGACCATGGTGCGGGAGACTTCGGTACGGCGGGACTCAATCATGCCGGCGTTAGGCGTCATCGGCGCCTCGGCGAGGGCCTCTGACTCGCCGGCCTTATTCCACCGCCCCGCGCCCCAGGCCTTGGTGACACCCAGCTTGTCGGTGAGCGTTTTCCAGGGGCCGGCCATGTTGGCAAAACTCTTCCAGCCGCGACCGGACAGCAGATCGATGATGGTGCGGATGGTGTTGAGGATCAGCAGTAGGGGCTGGGCGATCATCATCAGCGCGATCTGCACGCCGGGCTTCTCGAAAATCTCGTTGACCTTGTTCCACGAGGAGCGCAGGAACTCAGTGATCTGCGCCCAGTGCCGGCGCACGATGATGACGATGCCCACCAACGCCACCAGCGCCATGATCACCGCGCCGATGGGGTTGGCGTTGAGGGCGACATTGAGCGCCCACTGCGCGGCGGTCAGAGCGATGATGCCCCCGATGACCCATTTGAGGATGCCCCGGTCCCGCAGCCAGCCCAGGATTTCGAAGAAGCTGCGCGCATAGGGCATGATGAACTTGATGGCCTCGCCGATGGCGCGGAAGGCACCCTGTACGCGCTGGCCGATCAATTTCCGGTTGGCCACTACCCACTCGGTGATCCGCTTGACCAGCGGCACGAGGTTCTTGATCATGGGCGCGAGTACGACATTCATCACGCCGCGCCCGGCAGCCTTGAGGTCGGTCAACGAATCCTGGAAGCGCTCCGATGCGGCGGCGGCTTCGTTATCGATCACCAGACCGAGGCGGCGGGCTTCCTTGCGCAGAGCCTCGATGCCGTCCGCGCCGGCGGCGGCGAGTTTGATTAACTGCTGCCCACTTCGCCCGAAGGCCGCCTGCGCGAGCGCCGCGCGGCGGCTGGTGTCCGTCTCCTTGCCGATGGCCTCCGTGAGCATGAGGAACGCATCCTCGGCGTTGCGCGCGGTTTTCAACTGGCGGGCCAGCGCGGGGTCCGTGCGCTTGAGCGCCAGCAGCAGCGTGCCGTAGCCGGCCTGCATCTCGCCGAGGTTCTTGTTCATCATGCGGAAGCCGGTATTCAAGTCCTCCGCGCTCACCCCCTCGCGGTCGGCGGCGAAGCGAAGCTCCTGCAGGGCCTCAGCGCTCAGGCCCAGCATGCGCGCGGTCTTGGCGATCTCGTCCCCGGTTTTCTGAAAGTCGTTGATGGCCTTGCCCACCGCGCCGGTAGCCAGCACGGAGGCGATGCCGATGGCGGCAGTTTTCAGGAAGCGCACACCGCCGGAGATGCCCTTCATGGCGCGGTTGGCGTTCTTCTGCATGCGGCTCATGGGCCCGGACATGTGGTCCATGGCGCGGAAGATCGTGCTGACCGTGAACTTCGCCACTACTTACCTCTGAACCAAGCCGCTTCCTCGTCTCGCATCTGCCGGTGTCCCTGGTGCCAGAACTCCAACTCGGTCAGGGACAAGCCCAGCAGCTCCGCTCGCGTGAAGCTGTACCGGCTGCCGACCTCCAGCAGCATCTTGCGCAGGTCGGCGCCGGCCATCATCCGAAAAAACCGATGAGCGCCTGCAGCACGTCGAAATCGCGCTTGCGCACGCGCTCGATCACCGAGTAGGGCTTGCCCGTGCAGGAGGCCACCTGCTTGACCGTGCCCATCAGGTCCAGCTCACCTACGGCCGCCCCGCCATCCTGCCGCACCTTGAGCACTCGGAACGCCGAGGCATACTGCCCGGCGGTGGGCTCGCTCACGGTGAGCGTGGTCAGGCTCTCGCCGTTGTCCAGGGCCACGGGCTTGAGGAGCGCGTAGGTGAACTCCTCGCGCTCCGCGTTGAACGTGATCCGCCCGCCCTGCATGGCCCGCAGCAGGCTCTCATGCTCTCCGGCGTCCGGGGTCTGCCCGAAGTGCTCGGCCCAGCCCTGGACCTCCGCCAGGGCGGCCTCCCGCGCGATGACCTCGCTCATATCTGCTCGAACTTGGCCCCGCGCATCTCCAG